GTTAAAAAAGATAGTTGAAACAATCACGACAGTAGAACAATGCACTTGGTTAGTGATTACAAGAGTAGAACCAAAAACAGGTTTGATACAACGACATACTGATATAGGTTATGATAGTTGGGATTATAAAACTAAGAACGGGCCTAAAGTTGGTAATTCATTAAGAGTACATTTTCCAATACAAGTTGATGATGATTGTGTATTTACACAAGTTGGGTTGGATGGAAAAGAAGTAGACCACAGATTAAAAGTTGGTGAGTATTATTATATGGATAAAAGAAAACCACATTGGGTTGAAAATAAATCGGAGAATTATCGATTCCATGTTATTATGGATATCGAGTGTGAACAAAAACATTTAGATGCTTTACTTTAATTTTGATACACCTATAGAGAAACACCATTGTGGTGAAAATGAAGTATGGGTAAAACGAGATGATTTACTAAACGGAGATTTAGATTTACCGCCATGGGCTAAAATGGAAGGTATAAGAAGAGTTTTAGAAAGTGGTGATTTAGATAAATCAATTCCAATAATTCAGTTATCAGTAAGAGTAAGTTATAGTGGATGGGCACTTGCTTATATTGGTAGAGAATTAGGATGGGATATTAAAGTTGCATATCCTGATAGTAAAAATTATCCACCAGAAATATTAGAAAAAATAAAAAGTTATGGTGCAGAACTTATTCCTGTAAAACCAAATTTACTTGATATTGTTGAAACATATGTTAAAAGAATTGCAGATGAAAAAGGTTATCAAATGATGCCTTATGCGTTTAATCATCCTGAATATATTAATTACTTTTCAGATAGAGTAAAACAAATACAAGAAGAATATGATTTTGATAATATCGTTTTGAATGCTGGTAGTGGTGTAACAGGAACGGGAATACTAAAAGGTTTTATGGATTATGATAATTTTATTCCAAAAAAGAAAGCTTATTTAATTACAACGGCTGGAAAAAATTCAATTATTAGAATGTTAAAAAAGTGGGATATGTATCATCATAATAATATTCATATTACAGAAACAGAACATGATTTTTTTGATGGGATGGATTGGTTAGAAACACCATTTCCTTGTAATGGCAATTGGGATAAGAAAGCATGGTATTGGTTACAGAATAATAAGTTAGAAGGTAAAACTTTATTCTATAATCTTGGTGGAGAAAATATGGAAAAAATTGCAAAAAAGACTTGACTTTTACAAAAAAAAGTTTTATATTAATAGAAATTAAATTGGAGAAAAACAAACATGAAAGAACTAACACAAGAACAACTACTTGAAAATTATCAAAAGTTGTTATCGGTTGTAGAAGAACATTTCGAAGGGGAACGAAAAGAAAAGTTACTCGAAATGTATAAGTTCTTTGAAGATAGAATAGTTGTTGCCCCAGCAAGTGGCAAACCAAATTATCATTATTGTTTCGTAGGTGGTTATGTAGAGCATGTATTACATATTGTAGATACCGCTAAGAGATTAATGAAGGTGTTCACCGAGATAGGTGGGACAATTGATTTTACTGAAGAAGAATTAGTATTCAGTGCATTACATCACGACTTAGGTAAAGTAGGTGATTTGGAACACGAATATTATTTAGTGCAAGATGATGACTGGAGAAGAAAGAAACTTAATGAATGGTTTACACAAAACCCAGAAATGCAATACATGAGTGTTACAGATAGGGCTTTGTATCTTTTACAACATTTTGGAGTTCAAATTACACAACAAGAATACTTAGGAATTAAATGTAGTGATGGTATGTATGATGAATCTAATCAACAATACTTTAAAACATTTAAACCTGAACATGCATTTCAAAGTGCATTACCATATATAATTCATTGGGCAGACCACATGGCGACAGTAACTGAAAAATCCCAATGGACTCAATTACAAAATAAACAGACTCAAAAAGTAAATAAATCAGTTGATAATATTAAAAAGGCTGTTAAAACAGAAGTTGAAACTAAACTTACTGGTGATAACGCTAAAGATTTATTTGATGAGTTGTTTGGAGCTAAACAATGATATTAGAAATACTATTGGGAGTAACTACAATCATATCTTTAATACTTGGATATACAACTTATAATCAATTACAAAAAGTTGAGAGATTAGAAGATTGGGTTGAGAATTATTCCGCAAGAATAATACAAACAAAGAACACACTTGATGAATTAGATTCAGAGGGTAAGTTTGCATCTGATGATGAAATCGGAACAGTCTTTGAGGGAATCAAAGATACAATTAATGAATTAAATGAAATAACCGAAGAGGAAATATAATGCCAAGAAAAGCAAAAAAGGGTTCAACAAGATATTACTTTACTGATGTAACTGAAAGGGCTATCATTAGACATAACAAAGAAACTCGTCCACATATTCGTGACCGAATTTATAATGACCATATCAGAACTGCATTTGAAAAGTTAGCAGAGAACATTATTCATACATTTAAGTTTTATTACTTTGATGTTCCAAGTGAAGATGTTAAACACGAAGTAGTATCATTCTTGTATATGAACATTCATAAATTTACTGAAGGTAAGGGTAAGGCATTCTCTTACTTTAGTATTGTTGCAAAGAATTATTTAATTCTACACAATAATAATAACTACAAGAAGATGAAACAAACTGATGCTGAAGATGTAGTTGATTACAAAAGAGACCCTATTGCTGATATGCGTAGTAGAGAAAATACTGATATGAAAACAGAGTATATTGCTCAACTTGCAGAATATTGGAAGAACAATCTCACTTCAGTTTTTAAACGAAAGAAAGATTTGGATGTAGCAAATGCAGTTGTTGAGTTGATTGATATGAGAGATAATATTGATAACTTTAATAAGAAGGCATTATATATTCTGATTCGTGAAATGACTGGTTCTAATACACAACATATTACAAGAGTAATTAATGTTATGAAGAAACATCATTACCATTTACAAAAAAATTACCTAACAACAGGTTCAGTAGAAACTCGTTGGACGGGTAGTTGGTTCGATTGAAGTTATATCAACAAGATTGGGATTATCGGAAAAACAACACCGATGAATATCCAGAATTAAAGGCGATTACATCTTATCCAAATTCCTTTTGGTTAGTTAGTCATCCATTAAAACCTATAAAAAGATTATCATCTCGTATTAATAGGTTGTGTAAACGGGCATATCCACACCAACCAGTATTAGTTTTATATTCAATACCAGATAGAGATTTAGATGGTCATTCAAAAGGTGGGTTAACACAAACTCAATATCTTGAATACATAGAACAAATTGTTGAAGGTATTGGTGATTATAAACCTATTATTATTTTTGAACCAGATGCACTACCACATATGAGAAAGATGAATTTTTATTATAGGACAAAACGAACAAGAGTAATAAGACAATCTTTAAAATTACTTTGTAAAACAAAAGCAAAAGTTTATCTTGATATAGGACATCCAGATTGGTTAAAAGTTAAAGATGCAACTTTATATTTAAATTTATTTACAGATAATTTTTTAGATGGATTTTCACTTAATGTAAGTAACTTTGTTTCAACAAAAAGATGTATTCGTTATGGTGATAAAATAGCAGAACAAACTAATTTAAATTATATTATTGATACTTCAAGAAATGGTGAAGAGGTATGGGA